AGCAGGTGATGTAACTCTTACTGGAACACAAACTTTAACAAACAAAACTTTAACAGCACCTAAAATTGGAACTTCAATTTTAGATACTAGCGGAAATGAATTATTACTTTTAACAGCTACAGGTTCAGCGGTTAATGAATTTACTTTAGCAAATGCTGCAACAGGCAATGGTCCAATTCTTTCAGCAACAGGTGAAACTAATGTTGATATAAATTTAAACCCTAAAGGAACGGGTGTACTTAAAAGTGCAACCGCTGCAATTAAAATTGCAGGACTGGAGACTATGTGGGTTCCATCTTCAGCAATGTATGGTGCTACAACTAACCCAGCAGATGCTCAACAAGTTGAAACAACAGCAGTAAGACCTGATATGAAAGTATTAGATTTTGATGCAGGCACAGATGAATTTGCACAATTTTCAGTAGCTTTTCCTAAATCATGGAATGAAGGTACAGTAACTTATCAAGTTTTCTGGACTCCAAGTAGTACAAATACAGGTAACTGTATATTTGGTTTACAAGGTGTAGCTATCGGTGATGGTGATACTATTGACGTTGTTTACGGAACAGCAGTAAATATTACAGATGCGGGTATAGGAACAATAGAAGATCAACAAGTTTCTCCGGTAAGTACTGCAGTTACAATCGCAGGTTCTCCTGCAGTTGATCAACAAACTTATTTTCAATTATTTAGAGATGCAAACGCAGGTACAGATACTTTTACTGGGGATGCTAGAGTTCTTGGTATCAAAATATTCTTTACTACTGATGCAGCTAACGATGCTTAATTATGAGAGATTTTTATAATTTAAAAAATTATCATTACGGTAAGAGTTCAAAGAAAGCCTATAACAGAGGTAAATCTTTCGGCTATCAAGTTTTAGGATTTGGTTCTGGAGGAGCAGCTGGAGCAAGTTATGCACCTACACAAAATGCAATTGTTAGAGGAGGTGGTGGCGCACCAGCCGTATCAAATTTAATTAATAGTTCTGGAGTAATAGCATCAGATGTTACAATTGTTGGAACAGATAATAGTGGACAAGGAGGTGGAAGTTCTTATGGTTTTGACAAAGCAATATTTGCTTTTGGTACAACTCCTAGCGGTCCAACCAATCTTTCAAATTTAGTTTCTAATGAAGGAGTTGTGGCAACCGATACAGCAGGTGTGGGTACAGCTAGAACTGGTGGTCTGGGTTCATGTTCATTTGACCAGAACTCAAGAGTAATTTTTGCTTATGGTTCAGATAGTCCAAGTGTAACTTTAACTAATTTAACAAGTACAGAAGGAGTGGTAGGAACAGATAACGCAGGTGCAGGATCTGCTAGAAATTCCACAATTGGTTGTTCTTATAGTGCTGAAAATAATTTAGGTATTATGGCATATGGAACTCCGCAAGCTGGTGGTGGAGTTACAAATGTATCAAATTTAATAAATAGTGAAGGTGTTGTAGCAACTGATGCTACTGGAGTTGGAAATGCTCGTTGGGGTCCAGCTGCGTGTGAGTATGGTGGAGATAAAGGAATATTTGCTTATGGAGCAGGACCAAATGTAACAACAATAAATAATTTAGTTAATTCTTCTGGAGTAGTAGGAACAGATAACGCAGGTGCCGGAACAACTAAGTATGCGCCTACGGGTGTTGGTTATGGAGGAGATTTAGGTTTGTTTTGTTTTGGTCATAACCCTCCTTCTCAGCTTAATGCAAGAAATTTAGTTAATACTTCTGGAGTAGTGGCGGCCGATGTTACGGGAGCTGGAACAGGTAGAAACTTTGCCGCAGGTGCAGAGTATGGACAATAAAAATTATGGCATCAAAATTTAACTCAGAATTTAATTATCGTTATCAAGTAGTAGGTGAAACTCCTTGGGAAAAGATTAAAACATTACATGGTTTTCTTGAAGGTAGGCTTAGAGCAGCTGCACTTGAAGAAATAGATCAAATAAAAAATCAAGCTAGATTTTCTAAATTAAAACATCTCCAAAATGGTGGACAAGGTTTAGAACATGAAATTTTAGAACTTAAAGCTGAACTTTTAGAAGTGAAAAGTTTTGAAGCAACTACAACTCATGCTTACAAACTTAACAAAGAAGAAATTGAAATACTTAAAAGTTTATTAAAAGAGCTTTATGTTATTGCAGAACCTACTAGGATAAAAGGTTATAGTGATGAACAGATGTATGAAATTAATGCTACAAATGAATTTACTATTGCTCTGGGTAAAGATATTCAAGCTGAAATTATTGCTAATGGTAAACCCTCTCCGGCAAAAATAAGAACTGCGATGAAAAATCCTCAAACTTGGAATGCATTAAAAGCAGTAGGGATGATACCTAAAGAATCTAAGATACTTACTAGTAATATTAATCCAACATTAAAAATAGAACTTAAAGGAGCTGAAGATGAACTTATATAAAATTACAGGGAATAATTGGATAAATTTTTTTGGAGATACTCCTTCAGAACAAGCAGACAGCCACACAGAAATGACAAAGGTAGCACAATTACCAGATTGTAGTGCTTCTTTATTTTTATCTAATGAGACATATGTTAATGAAGCTGCAGAATTATTAGATGCAGTTCCCTCTGGATATGATTTTGTTTATAATCAATCCTGGGGTTTAGAAGTTAATCAAACTGTTATCGATAGAGTTATTGCTGATTTAGGCTAAATGATTGAAGCACAAATTAAGGGAATTTTTCAAACTCCTATTTATTCAACTAAATTAAAAAATGATTTTCCTGAAGAAGTATTATCCTTTATTGTAAATAATAAAATTGATACTCAATTAAACGTAGATTCAAGATCGATAAAAGGTAATTCTATATCTTCCAATAAATATATACTTAATGAAGAAATATTTAAAGATTTAAAGAAAGAACTAGAATTAATAGTAAAAGATTATTTTGATAAAGTAATATGTGCTGCTGATGATATAATTCCATACATTACTCAATCTTGGATTAATTATACTGAACTTAATCAAAACCATCATGAACATTGCCATTCCAACTCTTGTGTATCTGGTGTGGTCTATATTAATTGCCATGAAACTTTAGATAAAATTTCTTTTATTAATCATAAATATGATATGTTACGAGTAGGAAAAAAAGCTAATATATTTAATTCTAATATATTCACTCTTCCCGTTAAAAAAAATGAAGTGATATTATTTCCTTCTCAATTATCCCATTGGGTACCTAATACAGAAGGGCCTAACACAAGAATTAGTTTATCTTTTAATACGTTTATGAAGGGTACGCTTGGAGATTATACAGAAGCAACTGAATTAATTTTAAAATAATGTACCAAGGTTACTAGATATTCGTTTGTTAGTTGGGCGTTTTAAATCTATTGAATTACATATCAATCTGATATACTACCTAATAAACAGGTTTTTATATGCTACAAAAATTAGGATTTTTACCAGGATTCAACAAACAAGTTACATCTACCGGAGCCGAGTCTCAATGGACTGGCGGGGAGAATGTACGTTTTAGATATGGTACACCAGAGAAGATAGGTGGCTGGGCTCAATTAGGCTCTACTAGTTTATGTGGTCCAACAAGAGCCTTACATCACATGGTTAATAAAACATCGATCAAGTATGCTGTTTTAGGAACTAACAGAATTTTATATGTTTATACCGGTGGAGTTTATTATGACATCCATCCTATCAAAACTGACTTTGGAGCACTAACAGATAAATTAGCTTGTACTTCAGGTTCCCCTATTCTTACTATTACTTTATCATCCACTGCCGGCATGACAGCTGGAGATATTTTATTTCTTGAAAATGTTACACCCCCAACAAGTTCAGGTTACAATGCAGCTGATTTTGATGATAAAACATTTATGATCACTTCAATAGTAGATGCTACTTCAGTTACTATTACTATGGGATCTAATGCTAGTGCTTCTGCGACCGACGGAGACTTGTCAGTTAAATTTTATTACCCCGTAGGACCTGCTCAACAAGTAGGAGTTTATGGTTATGGTATTTCTACTTTTGGTGGAACACCTATTGGTGCCAAGACAACTACTTTAAGTGCAGCGATTACTAGCACAGGACAAACAACAGGAATTACTTTAACTAGTGTACTTGATTTTCCAACTTCAGGAACATCTTATATTTTAGTTGGAACAGAATTTATAAAATACACTGGGATTACAGGAACAGAATTAACCGGAGTAGTCAGAGCACAAAGAGGAACGTCTCCTGCTACTTATTCTAGTGGAACTGCAGTTACTAATGGAACCGATTATGTAGGTTGGGGAGAAGCTTCAACGAGTACAGACTCAGTCGCAGACCCCGGTCAATGGTCCTTGGACAATCTAGGCCAAACTTTAGTTGCTTTAATTGTTAATGGTCCTTGTTTCGAATGGGATTCAAACGCAACAAATGCAACAGCAACACGTGCAACAATTATTGCAGGTGCACCTACAGCTTCACGGGACATGTTAGTATCAACACCGGACAGACACTTAGTATTTTTTGGAACAGAGACTACGATTGGTGACACAACTACTCAAGATGATATGTTTATCAGATTCTCTTCTCAAGAAAATATTAATGACTATGCACCGACAGCAATCAATAGTGCTGGTACACAGAGGCTGGCCGCCGGATCACGGATCATTGGTGCTAAGCTTGGAAGAAATGCAATTTACATTTGGACGGATACTTCTTTATTTACGATGAGATTTGTAGGTCAACCTTTTACTTTTGCTTACGAACAAGTTGGAAGTAACTGTGGATTAATTGGTAAGAATGGAGCCGTTGAGGTTGATGGTACTGCTTACTGGATGTCTGATAATGGTTTCTTTAGATACACCGGTAGATTAGAATCAATGGATTGCTTGGTTGAAGATTATGTTTTTGATGATTTAAATACTACTTCTAATGAATTAATATATGCAGGAATTAATAACTTGTTTGGAGAGATCACTTGGTTCTATTGTACTTCAGGTTCAAATATAGTGGACAGAGCGGTTACTTATAGTTATTTAGATTCCACATCTAAAAGACCTATTTGGTTTACCAATGCTAATGCACTTTACCCAAGAACAACTTGGGAAGATTCAGCTGTCTTTGGTTTACCTCATGCAACTCAATATGATTCTGATACCGATACCTGTTCTACGGTTGGCAATACGGATGGTACTACTATTTATTATGAACACGAAACAGGAATTAATTATATTAAAGGAGGCACAAGTTATGCAGTGCCAGCTAATATTACTTCAGGTGATTATGACATTA